TTATACTCTTTTCGTTCCTCCTTGTCCTTACGAGGCATAGGAGATTTTCCCGTGTTGGCTACTAGGGTCTTTCAAATGTTACCATAATCATGTAACATCTAAAACATCCCTGATAGTCGCATGGTGCGGCTGACAAACCCTGACAGGAGATTGATATGGGTACGACAACTTTCTCTGGTCCTATCAAGGCCGGAACAATAAAAAACACTACAGGAACAACCGTCGGTTCAAACAAAGCAAACGTAGGTTTTGTTTTGATGGCGCAAAGCGGAAACGTGGTTTTTGGTGCCGACGGCACAGAAACCGTTGTTGCTACACTTCCAGCCAATAGTCAAATTTATCAAATTGCGGTTGATGTAACGACTGCATTTGACGCAGGAACAACCAACACGTTAGATATTGGTGATGGAACAACGGCTGATAAATACGCAGATGCACTAGCTGCGGGGGCGCAAGCGCGTGTTCTTGCTACTTCGGATGTTTCTCAGATTGGAAACTTGATCGACATTGGAACATCTGATGTTGATATCACGGTAACCTACAACCAGACAGGAACTGCTGCTACTGCGGGTGCAGCCACAGTTACGGTATTGTATCTACAAAACCGCAACCTCTCATAAGGAGGTAACTTATGGCTGGTCCAGTAACCGCATATAATTGGGTTCAAGGAACGACGGCAGCAGTCGTCGGTCCATCTCGTTCACGTCTACGTCAAGTGGTGATTTACGCAGCGGCTGCGGGTGCATTCACGTTGAAAAACGGAAGTGCTACTGGGGACACGATCCTCACGCAGAAGTTTCCAACTGGTCACCACGTAATGAATATTCCTGATGATGGCATTATTGCCACAAATGGAGTGTTCGTTTCTGCGTTTACGGGTGCGAGTAACGAACTCACGATCATCCTATCGTAGGAGGATCCGATGGCATATGATCTCCGTTCCATTTCACAGGTCGGAACATCGGAGCCATTTGAGCTTCAGGTGTCCAGGGGTCAAATCCCTGGGCACCAGTTTGTGCATCGCATGGCCCGTGTCCCACAAATGTCTAATAACCAGACTGGGACCCTGTGGGATGTAAATGACACGGTGTATCCGTGGAGTGCTTGGGATACTGCGGGCACAATATCTATTACTCGAGCGAGTGCGTCTGACGCTGACAAGAATGTGGTCGTTATAGGCTTAGACTCGGATTACAACGAGTTTACGGAAACGATTACTCTTACCGCTGCTTCGGGAAACACCTCTGTAAACACCTTCAAACGTATCGAGGCTGTTCGGATGAACGGCTCCGCCTCGAATGTAGGCGATATTACTGTCCTCAAAGGGGCGACGACTGTTGCAAAGATGGTCGCTGGTGTCGGCCAAAGTCTTATGGGCGTCTATACGGTGCCTGCGGGTTATACTGCGTATTTGCATCAAGGTGTTATGACTATCCAAAAAGGCGCGGATGCAACGGGGACGTTTTACTATCGTCTTCCTGGAGATCGTTTCTTTGTAGGCCACACCTTTGAGGTGGCAAGTTCCGAGTACCACTATGGTTTTACCTGTCCCTTTACGGTTCCTGAAAAATCGGACATTGATGTTCGTGCGACGGTTCGAACCAACAACGCTCTCGTTACTGCGGCCTATGATTTGATGCTGATTAAGAACGGGGGGCCGCTCTGATGCCTAAGATCGACAAGTCCAAGATGAAGTGCAACAAACCGAAACGTCAGAAGTCTGGCGGTAAGAAGTTTGTTGTAAAGGCATGTGACAAGGGAAAAGAAAAGATCGTCAGATTCGGAGATGCGAATATGACAATTAAGAAGTCGAACCCTGAACGCCGTAAGTCTTTCCGTGCGCGGCACGGTTGTGACAAAGGTACATTGGATAAACTAAAGGCCAAATACTGGTCATGCAAAATGTGGTAGACTAATGGACAAGAACTTACAGCTTTTGTTTTGGGGTACTGGACTGACACTTGCGTCGGCGGGTTTAGTATGGGTGATTACCACTTTGATATCGGTGGACAAAAGGACCGAGGTCATAGACGTTAAAATGGAAGTTATGGATGAAAAAATCGACCATCTTGTAGAGGTCGTAAACCAACTTAGCACAAGGCAGGCCCGATATGATAGGTCGTGGACAAATGTCGTTCCAAGTCACCAAGCCTCCGCAGGGGAAAACTAATGTCAAAAAAGGACGCGTGTTACCACAAGGTAAAAAGTCGGTACAAGGTGTGGCCCAGCGCGTACGCGTCGGGAGCACTAAGCAAATGCCGCAAGGTGGGGGCCGCAAACTGGGGCGAATCTTCTAAAAAGAAAAAGAAGAAAGCTGCCGAGGGCGGGTTGATGACTGCGGTTGACCATCCGAAGCGTCCGGCTCGTAAACGTTACGCGCCAGGGGGAATGGTTGCATCGGGCTGCGGCTGTGTTGATGAGAGCAAGAGAAAGCGTACAAGGACGTTCTGATGGCGGCGAAGAAAAAGAAAAACTCTTTGCGCGAATGGTTCTCCCAGAACGACGGGAAGGGTTGGGTCGATTGTAAAACTGGCAAACCCTGTGGTCGTCAGAAGGGCGAGAAGCGTAAGAGTTATCCGGCCTGTCGTCCTACAATGGCACAGTGTACGTCCGCTGCAAAGAAAAAGAAATCGTCAAAACGTATAAGCTGGAAGCAGAAGAAAGCGACTGGTGGACAGGTGAGATTGTTTTGATACGCGAGTGGGCAGAGGAGTTGGCAAAGCCGACAGAGTACAACAATGGTGTAGCAGCGTGTCCTTTTGCTTTGCCTGCGGTGCAGGCTGGTGAAGTTAAGACAGTTGTTGTTTCTGATCTTTGGCCTGAAGTATTAAATGAATGTGCAATGTTCGAATCAAAAGGTAATAAGGTTACCATGCTTTTTGATTACGACCACAGCCAAGAGTACGCCGAACTAGAAGACCAGTGCATGGCGTTAAACAAGTTTTTTGAGTTATCCGATATGGATCTGTGGCTTTTGGCATATAAGATAGAACATGCTATTGTGTTTGTGCAGCGTTGGAGCGATCTTGAAAATGCTGCTGCAAAACTAGAAAAACTAGGCTATTATGAAAATTATGAGCCTGACGACTATGAACGGCATATACTAATGCGCAGAAAAAGGAGTGTTTAAAATGCCAGGGAAAAAGATTAGTAAGTCAAAAGAGCCAGGGTTAGCGGCTTTGGCAAAAGCTGCTCCTGAAGCGGTTGAGAGAATGGGTAAAGACCCAAACAATGTCGGCATGATGCGTGGAGGCATGGTCAAGATGATGCGTGGCGGTCAGGCTAAAATGATGCGTGGCGGTCAGGCTAAAGCCGGATACATGCGCGGTGGTCAAGCTAAAGCTAAAAAGCGTTACATGGATGGCGGCTGCGCAGTTCGTGGTACACGTGACACAAAGATGGCGTAAGTAAATGACAACTTCAGGTTCAAGAGATTTTAACCTCGATGTCGGTGAGATCATCGAGGAGGCGTATGAGCGGTGTGGGCTAGAAGTCCGCACTGGCTATGATGCTCGAACGGCGCGTCGGTCTTTGAACCTGATGTTTGCTGAGTGGGCCAACCGTGGCATGAACCTGTGGACCGTGAAGGAGGGTACGATTACCCTGACTCAGGGTCAGGCACAGGAAACACTTACGGCTGATGTGGTTGACATCTTGGAGGTTGTGCTTCGTCGTGATGGCACGGACTATGAGATTGATCGTATTAGCCGTGGCGAATATACAACGTTGCCAAACAAAACAACGCAAGGCCGTCCGAGCCAGTATTGGTTTGATAAGCAGATTGATCCAGTGATCAATTTGTGGGCGGTTCCAGAAAACTCAACAGATCAGTTGGTATATTATTATGTCCAAAGAATTGAAGACGCGGATACGCTTGTTAACACTACGGACATGCCATTTCGCTTTTATCCTTGCATGGTTGCAGGTTTGGCATATTACATATCAATGAAACGTGCGCCTGAACGCATGCAGATGTTGAAGGCTGTGTATGAGGAAGAGTTCCAACGTGCAGCGGACGAAGACGAGGATCGTGTTCCGTTGAAGTTGCAGCCTAGCATTCGATACATGAGGGTCTGATGGCGTACGCATCGGGAAAACATGCATGGGGTATATCTGATCGTTCTGGTCGTCGTTATCGCTTACGCGAGATGAAGAAGGAATGGACTGGTGCGCTTGTGGGTCCTGATGAGTATGAGCCAAAGCATCCGCAACTATACCCGCCAAAGGTCGCTCCTGACCCGCAGGCTTTGAGAAACCCAAGACCAGATAAGGCTGAGGCTTTGTTGGTTTACGTCGACACGCCGACTATTGAATCGCCTAATTTAGAGCGTATTCGTGCGGTAGGTAAGGTCGGGACTGTGACGGTGACAACATGACTATGACATATGGCGAACTGAAGACAGCCATTCAGGATTATACGGAGAACGACGAGACGACGTTTGTTAACAACATTCCGTTGTTTATCCGTCTGGCAGAGGAACGCATCCTCAAGAGTGTGCAGCTTAACCTGTTTCAAAAGAACCAGTTTGGGAACATG